AAGGCGCGGAGTGTTGGTGGCGGGGCACTAACACAGAATGTGAGGATGTTTCATGTGACGATATTGATGGAGCATGTTGTACAATGCAGTGTATGGAACAGTGGGGATGGTGGATCGCCCTTCATTTGTGCCACCATGCTACCCAGTCTGAATGTGATGCGTTGGGGACCGATCCATCATGTGATGTCAACAATCACCCAACACTTCCATGTTATGAAGATGAACCGTGTGACTTCTCATCAAATTGGAATGGTCCTGGTACAGACTGCAATGATCTGATTGGCTCGGGAGAGTTATTGTGTCCTCATGGGTGGCAGGGTGCGTGTTGTCTACCTTACGAACATCCTGACGGCGATACATGTGTAAATACGGCTGGTTCATATGATTGTATGCAACAATGCTACGAAAATGTGTGTCCTGGTCCGGATGATTATTTTCCATACGTGCTGTGTAATTATCCACATAGTCATCCAAACAATCCAGAATGGCAAAAATGTGATGCTTTGTTTGGTGCTTGTTGCAAGAACGACGGCACCTGCGAGATATTAACAGAAGACGAATGCGATGCACTTGCGGGATCACTATACGAAGGTGATGATACCCTATGTGAAGATGCCGAGTGTTCTCTGTTAGGTGCATGTTGCTTTGAAGATGGACCAGATTATGGATTTTGCCAAACGCTCGGCATCGAGGATGAGAACGATTGCTTGGTACATTACGGGGGTGTTTTCTGGTTTGATGATAGATTGTGTTCATGGGAAAATAAGTGGGGCCAGGGACCATGCCATATCGCTGCATGTTGTATCGCTGGAAATTGTACAAACACACGTTTAGATGAATGCCAGGGTGTTGGGTTCTGGAGGCCGTTCGAACTGTGTGAAGGCCTTGAACCGCCATGTACGACAGATCCTGACGGTGCATGTTGCATAGGTGATCCGACACCGACTTGTGAGATAAAAACTCAGAGTGACTGCACGGCCGCAGACGGCGAGTGGTTAGGGCAAATAGATTGCAGCGATCCCATCGGTGGTACTGTATGTGATCCTATTCGTGCATGTTGTATTGGAGATGACGGCACGGGGGAGTTGCGGGGCGGTGACGTGGTCTGTAGAGACGAAACAATATCTGAATGTGCCGAGTCAGACGGTCAATGGTTTCCTGATCAGGACTGTCATGATCTTCCACCCGGTGCCTGTGATGGTGAGCCCCTCGAGGGACCATGTTGTGTAGTAATATCATCAGGTCTATGGGAGTGCCATGAAAATCAGACTTATACAGAATGTTATGATTTAGGAGGAACATGGCATAACCCCAACGACTACCCTAACTGTGAATCTATTGATATAGGACCATGTTCTTATGACTTAAATGATGAATGGGCATGTTGTTATCCATACCTAGACTATGGGTTGATTTGTGGGAATAAGATCGCAGAGGAGTGTGATAATCTCGACGGTTACATACATGTGGGGCAGTTGTGCGAGGATACAGGGTTTTTGTGTGAAGGAACAGGCGCATGTTGTACTAATTGTGTAGGTTCAGATTGTGAATGTGTGGATGGTTATACATTAGTGGATTGTAATATAGAAAATGGTGGTTGGTTTGGGTTAGGATCAGTGTGTGAATTTATCGATTGCGCTGACGTTGCTGCATGTTGCTATATTGATGGTAACTATGACACGGTATGTGAAAATGTACGACCGGCTGATTGCGGAGAGTTGGGAGGCATTTTCGATAGTGATGGGAATTGTAATAATGCAGATTATGAATGTGTAAGTGTAAATGAGGGTGCGTGTTGTGTATGGTGGGAAGATAATTACCCAAATTCCCCGGGTCAGGTCGTTTATGGTTGTTATGACCACACCAGCGGATTTGCACAGGTAGACCAAGTGGAATGTGAAGCCGGAGTCGTGAATAGTTGGTGGCATAGTACTGGCCCTGGCCATAACGAAGGTATTCTGTCTACTGTATGGCATGATGGTAAAACTTGTGATGAACTGAGAGATATTCCGACCTCCTTCTGTGATGATGACAGTCCCCCGCAAAACTGTTGTCCAAAACCGGGTATGTGTTGTCTCGGAGGCGTAGACGATTGTAGTCGGAGATATCATTCCCATTCGAACATGTGTCCTGTTGGGTCAGACTGGTCTGACTGGTTTCCTCACGGGCGGTCATTCGCTGGGCCTGGGGGGGTGTGGGAAGATTACAGTTGTGATGAGTGCCTAGAAGGGGCCTGTGGTCACGCTTGGAATATCATCGGAGGGTGTGAAAACGGCGATTCCGGTGTGCATATAATGGATGTCCAACTAATGACTGAGCAAGAGTGTGATAATCAAGACCAAAGCGGTGGACAATGGTTTGGTCTAGGAGTATTACCCCTGGATCAATCTCCGATGAATCCGACAACTGGCTATGAAGAACCAATGGGTGGGTGTTGTTGGTATTACGATCCCCCTTATGGCGGTGCTACCCACGCTTGCTACCACAAGACTGAACGAATGTGCATGTGTCACAACGGGATGATCAACGACCAAGGAAGAACATTAGAAACACTTTGGTTGGGACCGCATGTTCCTTGTTCTCCTAAAACTGGTATGTTGATCGGCGCGGATCCATTTAATGGTTGTCCGTCGTCGCCAAATTCAGGTAGTTGTTGCACAATATATTCGAATAACATGACAGGTGATTGGGGCGTTGACTGTTTACAGAATATACTACGTGCTGATTGTAGTTATGGTGTATGTCCCGAACACGGAGAAGTGAACTGTAGTCAGTCGCATGTGTCATGTGAATGTACATGGAATTTAATACCGTGTGATATGTCAGAAGAGGGATGGTGCAATACAGATTCATTTTCACTTGGTGATTGTTGTACCGGGGATGTCGGCTTCGGCCTGCCCGATGATTGTTTGACAGGCGTTCCGGAAGATTTTTGTGTAAATGTGATGAACGGCATGTGGAGTAATCAACTCAAATGCAAAAATTACGATGCAGACTCGGGATTTGATAACACATGTTATTTTGACTGCGATAATGGTATTGATTGTTCTTGTTTAAATGACAATGTGGCAGATGGTTTTAATCCTGCGGTATGTTGCAATAAGGGAGACGGTGCAGAAGTAGGGAGATGTGTGTTATGGGAAGAGGATGATTGTTGTTGTGAAACGGTTGAACCATTTGACCCCGATGATCTAGACTGTGGTCGGCCTGAAGTGAGTTGTGTTTATTGTTGTTCTGAAGGTTTCACCAATGTTGATTCTCCTGAGCCGGGACATACCGTTAACAAATGTACTGCACTTGCTCCACAAGGTGCGCGGGCGAAGGATCACGACCCGGTCGACCACACTGCGGAGGGATGGGTTTACGATGATGTTGAATATTGCTCTCCTACTTGGGAGTGCGCATTCGGGAATATGGTTCGAAACCGTGGTGGGTGTGCTAATGATTGTTGCGAGAATGGTAAATGTGTATATTCTACTAATATGGAGTGTCACGATGACCCCGACGATGGCAGCGGCGGCGATGGCGGCGGCGATCCTTGGGATGATTGCCCCCCCGAAAAAGGCCCGCTGATTGGAATCAACTGTTGCCACGTTGATTATTGGCGATGGGCGTCATTTTGTTCGTACGGGCAAGTCTGTGGAGGATGCTGTCAACTTGACGATGTGCCATGTGCAGATCCATGGGACTTGAGTGGCACCTGTTCCTGGAGGAGCGGGTTTGGCGGTGGATCATCTTACACATGCACTGGTATCCCATGTGGAACAGCGCAGGATGATCCTTTGTACTCATGTCCAGATACGGTTATGTGGAACAAGGAACTAGATTTAACCAAGTTGTATCATAGTTGTTGTGACTCGGACACTTGGGGTGGCGTAGGTTCGTGTAATACTTATACTGGTGCGCCCGAAAGTTTCCCTGGACCAGAATTCCAAGAATGGCTGGGTAAGTGTGATGGTGATGGCTTGTATTGGATTTCGCATCATGGACTCGGAAATTGTTTAATAGGCTGGGCCCCGGACCACCAGAGCCACGGTGATTTCTGCGAGAATTATGAGATATACGCGATGGCCCCATACTCCTCTCAGCACCACTCGGAACCCATAGGAGCATGTGTTATACCACCGGCTAGTGACTGTGCTGGTGATGACTGTGAGTTTACATGTAGGAGGGCAACAAAATGGCATTGTAATGATCATACCTATGATAACCCCGGGGAACATTCATATGGACCGGTGCTCCGGGAGGGATATTTAAATGGAAGATGGTTCGGGGGTTATACATGTGGGGAAATTGACCTCGACGAGTTTGGGGCATGTTGTCATTTTGAACTAGGATGTATCCACACAACCCATGAGGATTGTTTCGCTTGGGATTATATGGACGGCCCGGAGAATCCTGACGATGAATGGGATGAGGGTCCGTTCGATTCTGCGCGCAACATAAGAGATGGGGGACATAACAAATGGTACGGACCAACAGTATCTTGTGAACACGATGTTGCATTAAATGAGTGCATTCTGGGCGCATGTTGTCAGGAACATTATAATCCAGATCAATCAAGTATTGTGAATCCGCTGAGTCGACTATGCACAACATGGATAGAAGATGCTTGTGTAAATGTTGAAAATTACCCATGGAGGCATGGTAGGTGGGACCATGACAACGGAGAATACGTGGAATGGCCTTTGTGGTGGGGAATATGGCGAGGAGAAGATACTGAGTGTGGTCGTGGTATGTGTACATGCGATGGTAAGATTGCAAAATTGCCTTGTATTAATTATGATGATTGTGGTGGTGGGGAGTGGTGGCAAGATTGTTGCATTGATGGATATTGTAGTGAATGTGTTCCGTACTCCGGATCGTGCGTGGATAGTACTGATTGCCTAGGCCACAACGGAATACATGGCCCCGGCTCGGAATTTTCTATGTGCTGCCTCCTTGGAACCTGCACGCGGTGTTCTATGTTATATGGGGTGTGTTATGATCAAGATGATTGTGAGCCCCTGGATGGACTATGTTGCGAGTATGGAATGTGTAGACCATGTGGTGCATGTTGCTTTGAAGATGAGGTTTCAGGGAACGTTGTGTGTCAAAACGGTGTTGGCGCGTTTGTTTGCGGAGAACGGCCAGGTAGTAATTGGCATGAAGGAGAGGTATGTGACGATATCACATGCGGCGGATATGTCGGAGGCGGCGGAGATTTAATGTTTGTTCAACTTCCAGATGGAACTTGTATTTGGATGTCATGTGATTCTACGAATTGTCCATATCCAGAATGTCAACTATCATAAATAACATGAGGTAGAATGCAAATATGACTTTTCAACACAGGTCAAGAATAAAGTCATCTGTTGACTATAGTTTTATTGCGTCCGATATGGGTGCATGCTGTCTACCACATGCAGGGGATATGCTTGCTGCATCATCATATCAATGGTGTTTAGAAGTTGATGGTCTTTTTATACCAACTGAACTTGATGGAGAGGGCGCACCTATATTGGATGGAGTAGAATGCCCCATTCTCTCTGATAGAGGTTGTTGTTGTGCGTGTTCATATGTTGATGACTTTGATGCTTTTTTTGATGCTCCTGGTTCTGATCAAAATGGAGCATATCAAGACTGTGCAGATGGATGTTATCAGGGAGGAACAAGGGATAATACCACCAAATGTGAATGTGACAGATTAGGTGGTGTGTGGTCTGTGCATGATTGTTCTACATTCGCCTACAGTAGGCGGCTTTGTACAGATAACAGCACAATACAGGATGTTCGCTGGCCAGGTGCTTGCTGTGTGGATGAAATTTGTTACAATGTGTGTTCTGTGAATGAATGTTCCGATGTGGACGAAGGGACAAACGAAAATACACAATGGCGACCAACAGAAGTTTGTTGTGATGAAGTGATACCACCAGGGTGGAATTGTAGTGACTGTTCCAGTGGAATGTATAAATCAGCAGGAATTAGGGACATTAGAACTGGAATATTAGTTATTAATAAAAACCCAAGATTTACCACAGCAGCAATAGAACAAGATTTAGCAAAAAATATGAAATCCTGTTGCATATATGAAGATAAACAAAACAACGTTGTCTCTTCTGTATTAGACGAAAGTAAATGCACATCCCTCGGTGGGGTGTGGGCAGGAGTGGATCACGATGGAGATTACCATCCCACAAACTCCACCAGATGTCAAGAGTTGTTGGACATATACGCAAATGGCGGAAGCATCTCTTCGTCATATGTTAATGATTGGAAAATTGGCGAGTATATTTTCGGTGGGAGATATGTTGGGACATTTAATGTACAATCACCTTCGTTTGGTTCGGGTAGTGTTTGTCTTGGAAATCCCCAAACTGGAAGTGTATTAAATTACACAGCAACAGATTATGAAGATAATGAAAATAGTAAAAATAAGTATGCTTTGTTTATTGATACTAGAGATTTATTTGAAAATAGAGTAGTTCTGAATAAAAATAACATATCACCAGAAAGTATTTCTACAAATTCATCTTGGGATGCTATTAAAAATAACAGCACTTGGAACAATGCAATTCAACGGGTATTGGATGCAAAAAACACTAAATATTTCAACTGGACAGTCCCATCAATGGACATACTTGCATTTGCATATAACCAAACAAATACATTAGAATTTATCCGTAATCTACATTTAGATAAAAATAAAAACCACCCATATCAACGAATGAAATCCAGATATTACTGGACCAATACACTTTACAAGGAAAAAATAAGAGGTAAAGCGTATGCATATACTCAAAGTTTTAATAAAAAATCAACTGTTGGAATTAGACCGATTACAGATAGTTCCTATATTAGACCCTTCCTTTTAATACCTATAATATAATAATATTGACTTTATTTGAATGAAATAATGTTGACTTTGTTTTATACATGTAATATAATTTTGTTGTTATGGAGACTATTAATTAATGAATGAAGACAACAACACACCATCAAATGACATTCAATTCCGAAGCGTTCCTATAGATCCCAATAAAAGAGGAATCAAAGACAAACTTAGTATGGTGCAAAATTTTGCGACTGCTCTTGCTTCTCGTAGCATAAACAATAAAAAAATCAACACCCCTATAAAACAACTTCGAGTGTTGAGTTGTTTTGGTAATCAAAATTCGGGAGGAGTTTTGCCACCATGCGAACATTTAAAGGAAAGTGAAGTCAGTGAAGGAAAACATTATTGCGGTGCGTGTGGTTGTGGTGACAAGAAGATGACCTGGCTTGTACAAAAATCGGACAATTATAGTAAGTTAGATTATCCAAAAGTTGCATGTCCTTTACAAATGCCTGGTTTTTCTAATTATGTTATAAGCACACCAGATGAGTCAGAAGAACCTATTACCCGAAAATATTATATTGAAAATGTGAATTATAAAGAAATTCAAAATTTACATGTGAAAATTGGTATTCAGAAAACAGAACAAGAATCTCCATCAGATTCAGAACAAAAACCAAAATTTGATTCATAAAACACTTTTACTGTTGATGCTTTATACATATAAGAAAAGGCATCAGGAGTTTTCCAATGGCAATACCAAATTCTAGAGACGAATTAATTGATTATTCTCTTCGTAAACTAGGTTATCCGGTAGTAGAAATTAATGTTGACAGACAGCAATGTGAAGACCGTCTGGACGAAGCATTAGAAATGTATTCGGAAAGACACTTTGATGGGTCTGAAAAGGCATATTTCAAACATCAAATTACCCAAACAGATAAAGATAACATGTATATTAACACCGACGATTTTGGTCCGGTGAATGGTGCTACTGCCGATGGACCTACGGGGAAAGATATATTAAGTGTGGTTCGGTTGTTTCAATTTGGAAATTTTGCAAACATCAGTATGTTTGATGTGCGATATCAGATGGCACTAACAGATTATTTTGGAATTAATCGTGGATTGGGTAATAATAGTTCTATGGGATTAGCCCGATACGATTCAACTAAACGTTATATTAATATGATTCAGGACTTCTTTCAACCAGAAAAAAGAATCAGATTCAATAAAGTATCGAATAAGATCCACATGGACATGAGGGCTGCTGATTTAGAAACGGGTAAATATTTAGTTATTGAAGCATATGTTAAAATTCCCTCTGTCGCATTTTCGCAAATATTTGATGATGTTTGGTTAAAAAAATATACAACTGCTCTTATTAAACGGCAGTGGGGACAGAACATGTCTAAGTTTGAGGGCGTTCAATTACCAGGTGGTGTTTCTCTTCGTGGTGGGGAAATATATAACGAAGCAAATGAGGAAATACAGAGACTAGAGGAAGAACTGAAAACCACATATGAACTTCCAATTGATTTCAATGTAGGTTAGTTTAATGGCAAGAAATCCACACTTCAAAGACTATAGCGGCGAACAAAATGTCGTAGAAGATCTCACCATTGAGATAATTAAATCGATGGGGAGGGATATGGTCTATATTCCTAGAACCCTTGTGAACACAGATGATCTGTTTGGGGAAGATACACAATCTAAATTTGATGATGGTTATCAATTGGAAATGTATGTTGCAAGTGTTGATGGATTTGAGGGCGAGGGCGATGTCCTTTCTAAATTTGGAATTGAAATAAGAGATAAAATGGACCTCATTGTTTCCAGAAAACGATTTGAGGAAACTGTTGGTATATACGAAGAAATAACAAGACCAAAAGAAGGAGACTTGATTTATTTTCCTCTCAGCAAGACTCTTTTTGAGATTAATTTTGTAGAACACGAAAATCCATTTTATCAATTGGGTAAGTTGTTTACATATAGATTATCATGTGAAGTATTCACCTATAGTCAAGAGGAAATTGATACAGGGTATACTGATATTGATACAGTTGAAGACGAAATCAAGAAATTCGCTATTGAGTTTGATCTTGGTACACGGATCAGTGGTGTTGCTGCAACTAATTTCTTTGAGGGTGAATCGGTGTTTCAGGTTTCTGGTGTTACTGGAGATACTGCATTGCTGGCAAATGCAACTGCGACAGCAACTGCAACAGATTGGAGTTCGTCTAATACGAAACTTACTCTCACAAATATTGTCGGGACCATATCAACATCAACCGGACAGACATTGAGGGGTGCTGTTTCGGGTGCAGAATATGAGATCAACAGCAGCACAACAACCACGCTCATCATTCCACAAGAACCACAGGACAATGAACCAGCGGGCGATAATGAGGACATTGAATTGTTTAGAGATCAAGATGACATCTTTGACTTCACGGACACAGATCCTTTCAGTGAGGGCGATTATTGAAACACTCGGTGAAGAATCCCATCTATGTAAATAAGATCAAGGAAGCAAAGAAGGGCATCAAATACCTAAATAGAGATGGTAAGAGGAAGATGGCGGTTCCTAACACAGAAAAATGGAACACTCTTCTGGAACAAGGATATAAAGAGGGTTACTAATGTTTGCACAATTCTACAATGAATCTATTAGAAAGACTGTGATTGGATTTGGTTCCATTTTCAATGACATTCGGATTGCACGAAAGAATGCAGACGGTACGACAAAGGAAACGATCCGCGTGCCGTTGTCTTATGGACCAAAAGAAAAGTTTATCCGAAGAATCCAAGAAGACAGTAGTATTTCTAGTAACACCCATACGCAAATAACTCTCCCGAGATTGGGGTTTGATATTACGGGATTTTCATATGACCCCACAAGAAGGGGGAATAAACTAAGAACAACAACTGCCACTTCTACTGACGGTTTAGTAGAAAAATGGAACTATGCTGAAGTTCCTTATAATATTTCTTTCGGTTTATATTCGTTTACTAGAAACCAGGACGACAATCTTCAGATTGTTGAACAAATTCTTCCTTACTTTAGTCCTGAATTTATAGTTACATTTAAAATAAATGATGTAAACACAAAAGTAGATGTTCCTATTGTATTAAATTCGGTTAATATGACTGAAGAGTATGAAGGTGCTTTTGATACAAGAAGAAACATCACAACTACCTTTGAGTTTACTGCAAAGACATATGTGTATGGACCAGAGAAGACTAACAAGATAATTCTTCAATCTGAAATTGATATTCATGGAGTTGATACTGCGTTTGATGGTTTGGTATCGGACGCTCACGATCTTCGTATTGGTATAACAGGTGGGTTCACTGGTGATGGATACACCGCAGAAAACAGAATTTATGGTGAGTTATATTATGAGTGATAAGAAAAGCGTTGACGAGAAATTGTCAGAAGCATTAGATATTGAATTTGAATCAGAAGCAAAACAAATAGAGAGCAAAAGAAAAGTTACGCAGATTCAAGTTAATGCTAATGATAGTGAAAAGGACTATTGGCTAGTCCGAAATAATATGAAAGAACTCATTTCCACAGGCGAAGATGCAATAGAAGGTATTCTTAAAGTTGCGACTGAGGGGGATTCTCCTCGTGCATATGAAGTTGCCGCTCAAATGATTAAGACGGTTTCTGAAGCAAACAAAGACCTTATTGATCTACATCAGAAAATGAAGACGATCAATAAAGAAGAAGTCAATATTCACAACACAACCAACAACTCTCTTTATATTGGTTCAACTAAAGAATTACAAAATCTCATCAACACTGAACGAAGTACTAATAAAAAGAAAGTAGAAGGTAAACATGATGTGATTGATGGTGAGGTAATAGACAATGACGGCTAAACAAGATGGATATATGGGAAACCCCAACCTCAAACCAACTGGGGTTGAGATGGAATTCACAAAAGAGCAAGTCAAAGAATACATCAAGTGTTCCCAGGATCCGGTATACTTCATACGAAATTATGTGAAGATTGTTTCTCTTGATGAAGGACTTATTCCTTTTGATATGTACGATTTTCAAGAAGAAATGGTGAATATTATTAATAATAATCGTTTCTTTATCGGGAAACTGCCGAGACAGACTGGCAAATCAACGACCATGATTTCTTATCTCCTTCATTATGTTCTATTCAACCAGAGCATGAGTGTTGCGGTACTTGCAAATAAGCAATCTGTATCTCGGGACATCTTGGGACGACTCCAACTTGCATACGAATATCTTCCTCTTTGGCTTCAACAAGGAATTATTGCATGGAACAAAGGAAGCATTGAATTAGAGAATGGTTCTAAGATTCTAGCATCTTCTACATCTGCATCTGCAATTCGTGGTGGTTCATATAACGTAATTCTACTTGACGAATTTGCTCACGTTTCTAGCACTATTGCGGATGAGTTTTTCAATTCAGTATATCCCACAATCACTTCTGGTAGTGATACGAAAGTGATTATGATTTCAACACCCAACGGGTTGAACATGTTCTATTATTATTGGCAAGGTGCAACCAAAAAGACAGGTGAACCGGGTAAAAATGATTATGTTCCATTTGAAGTCCACTGGAGTCAAGTGCCCGGTAGAGATGAAATTTGGAAAGAGGGAATCATCAAGAACACCTCTCAGCAACAATTTGATCAGGAAATGGAATGTTCGTTCCTTGGAAGTCAAAACACTTTGATTAACTCTTCAAAACTCAAAATTTTGAATTGGACAGAACCCGATGATAAAAATGCAGATGGTTTGTGGATATATGAAAAACCAAAAGAAGATAGACAATATTATATCACTGTAGATACTGCGCGTGGTCAAGGAAAAGACTATAGTGCATTTCTTGTTTTTGATACTACAGAACTACCTTATAAGATTGTTGCGAAGTATAGAAACAACACAGTGTCTCCTATGGTTTACCCTACGGTAATATCAACTGTTGCTAAAAATTACAATAATGCATACATCTTGGTTGAAATTAATGACATCGGTGGACAAGTTGCAGACATCTTGCATCAAGACTTAGAGTATGAAAACGTCATGATGACTGTATATAAAGGTAGAGCAGGTCAAACAATAAACGGTGGATTTGGTACTACAGGAAAATCTCAATCACAGTTGGGTGTTCGTACTACAGGTCCAGTGAAGAAACTTGGATGTTCTGTCCTGAAGAGTCTCATTGAAGAAGACAAGATGCTCATAGAAGATGTTGATATTGTGAATGAACTTGTGAGTTTTGTTGCAAAAAGAAATTCGTTTGAAGCGGATGACGGGCACACAGACGATTTGGTGATGTGTTTGGTTTTGTTTGCATGGTTGACACGACAGGAATATTTCAAATCAATTACCGAAACTGATGTGAGAACAGGAATATATAAAGAAGAGATTGAAAAGATGGAAGAAAACATGGTTCCTTTTGGGTTTGTTGTGGACGGAACAGAAGAAGAAGATGGAGAATGGGACGGCGAAGATCGTTGGTTTGCTTTTTAACTGAAATTTGAATATTAACTTCAAAATAGTAAAAACTATAAATATCTCTGAACGAAAATGACAATATGTTTGGCAAAAATATGCTAAAATGTAAAATTAACTCATTAGGAGATATTAGATATGGCAAGAGCAAACGTCACAGTTTTGATAGATGATCAAAGTTATGTTATACCTGGGTCTGAAGCCGGATCCTCTGTTCGCGGTGGTATGCCTTCAACCGGCGGTTTAATTGGTGCTGTTGGATATACCGCAGAACGAAAATCTGGTATAATGACGATTGAAGATATCTCAGATTGGATGCACCGATTAACTGCAAAAGATCCAATAGAAACAGCCGCAGATGCAGCCAACCATGTGGGAAATCTTGCTGGTGGTACTGGTTCTCGTTGGCCTGCTGGTCCGACCGGTAGTTGGAAAAACGAATGGTGGGCAGCACATAATTATCTCCAATATGGGGGTGTGTTAATCGTTGGTGGTACAGGTTCAGAACAACATACGAGTGATGGATATACAACTCTTAAAGATAAAGCAATTCCACTTGATGTGGTGTTTGCTGCAACTGGCGATGCGAGTGGTGGAATTCAAACCCAAGTGGGTGGAATTGGTTCATACAGAGGAGATGTCGTTGCTGTTCTCCCCGATAGAAAGAATGGGGGAGATCAAGGAAATATTACTGGTGTGGTTGCGGAAGGTAATGCGGACGAATTTAACATTACTGTTTTCGGTGCAAAACGTCATCTAGACATTACGCGCGGTACTAATGAGTCTGGTGGATCAGATTTTGTTGTTTCTTCTTGTGCAGCAGATGTTGCAGGTTGTATCGCACGGACTGATAAAAAACAAGCACCATGGTATTCTCCAGCAGGATTCCGAAGAGGTCAAATTCTTGACGTTGTGAGTCTTGTTCATAATCCAACTGATAGCGAACAGGATACACTCTATGATGCCAAAGTAAATCCAATCGTAACTTTCCCCGGTGAAGGTACAGTACTATTTGGGGACAAGACAGGTGCTGATGCAACAAGCACTCTTAGTAGAATTAATGTTTCTCGTCTGTTTATCTACCTAAAGAGAGTGATCGGCGCAGCAGCGAGAGGTAAATTGTTTGAAATGAATGATGCTGCAACCAGAGCATCGTTTGTAAACGCAGTTACTCCTTTCCTGAGAAACGTACAGGCTTCAAGGGGATTGTATGATTTCCGAGTTGTTTGTGATGAATCTAATAATCCAGGAGCATTGGTTGATGCAAATCAATTCAATGCCGATATTTTCATCAAACCAACCAAGAGTATCAATTTTATCAAGATTACATTCACAAACAAAAACACAGATGACGATATGGAATGATAGACGATATGGAAACATATCTTCAATAAAGGAGTAAATTTTTATGGCAAATAATTGGAATCAAGATATTCAGACTTTCAAAAGAGGCTTTGATGGAGGAACTCGCGCAAATAGATTTGTCGTTTCTGGTGAAATAGGCGGTGAAGCAGCGGAAGAGATTCCTAGCCTTCTAGTAAAAGCAGCATCAATACCTAGACAATTCATCGGAATAATACAAATTCCTTTCCGTGGAAGGGTTGCAAAACTTCCCGGGGATCGTGTCTACGATGAATGGACATTCACCATGCTTGATACGAACAATTCAGGAGATGCCGATGGGCCCGCCTCCGACAATTGGAGAAGAAAATTTGAAGAGTGGCACGAAGGTTTTAATCAACACTTTGAGAATACAGCAAAAGATCCAAACGTTCTTGATGGTACAGATCCTAAATGGTATACAAACTGGACAGTCACACAATTGGATCTACAAGGGAATGAATTAGAAGAACGTGCTATCAGACTTGTAAACTGTTGGCCAACAGAAGTTGGTGCAATTGATTTAAGTTATGATAGTGCTGACACACTTGTGGAATATTCAGTAACTCTAGCCTATGATTATCTGACATTAACAGATGGTTCTGGAACATCTAGTGGTTTTGGTGTATAACACAAAAAAGATTTGATGGAGATTATTGAGTAAAACACATAAAATAATATACAACCACAATATAACCCCTCGATTTGGATTCTTATACATATAATATAAGGATATTCAAAAGAGGGTTATATTATGGCTATAGATATTTTTGGACTTACCATTAGTAAAAAACAACCTGTTGATTCTACCAAACAAGAATCGTTTGTAGTTCCTGATGATTATGATGGCACATATACACTAGAAACTGGTGGTGTTTTTGGTACATTGGTTGATTTTGGTGGTGCTATAAAAAATGAAAATCAACTCATTTCACAATACAGAAGCGCATCATTGTTTCCAGAAGTAGATCAAGCGATTGAAGATATTATCAATGAATCTGTTGTAATGGATGTTGACAGAAAGCCAATAAAACTGGACTTGTCTTTGTTGGAAGTTTCGCCCTCCATAAAAAATAAAATCTATAAAGAATACGATGGCATCTTACGACTGATGGATTTTCATAACAAAGGACATGATATTTTTAGAAGATGGTATGTTGACAGTAAAATATACTACCACATCATTGTTGATAATGAAAATTTAGAGAAGGGCATCAAAGAACTTCGTTCAATTGATCCAATTAAAATTAAAAAAGTAAAGAAGGTAAATAAAGAACAAAGACGAGTTGGAAACAACACAATCCCATTCGTTAAAAATATTGAAGAATTTTTCATCTATACTAATACTGATAAGAATGCTACTATGCCAACATCAATGCAGGGAATTAAGATTGCGAAAGATTCTGTCTGCTATGCACATTCTGGAATGATTGATTATAAGTCAAATCAAGTGATTGGCTATTTACAGAAGGTAATTCGCCCATTGAATATGCTTCGTCAAATAGAAGATGCTGTTGTTATCTACCGCATCTCTCGCGCACCCGAGAGACGAATATTCTATGTTGATGTTGGAAATCTACCAAAAAATAAAGCAGAACAATATCTTCGTGATATTATGAATCGGTATAGGAATAAATTAACTTATGATTCTTCAACCGGTGAAATTAAAGATGATAGGGATCATCTACATATGTTAGAAGATTTTTGGATGCCACGAAGAGAAGGTGGTAGAGGAACAGAAATCACTACACTCGATGGTGGTCAAAACTTAGGTGAAATGGAAGATGTTAATTATCTTCTCAAGAAATTATTTCGGTCATTGAATATTCCAATTTCTAGAATGGAAACAGAAAATGGTTTTAATATGGGAAGATCTGCTGAAATTACTAGAGACGAAGTTAAATTTTCTAAATTTATCGATAAAATACGAATGAGATTTTGTGACATATTCCTGCAATTATTAAAGATTCAACTTATCCTTAAAGGGGTGATGACAGAAAAAGATTGGAATTTATTATCTCCAAACGTTAGATTTGAATTTAACAAAGATTCATATTTTAATGAACTGAAAGAAACAGAAATTATGAAAGAGAGATTAGATGTAATAACTCAACTAGATGAATATGTTGGTAAGTATTATTCAACCGAATGGATTAGAAAAAATGTACTCCGTCAAAGTGATGAAGACATATCTATGATAGACGATCAAATAAAAAAGGAAATGGCGAAATCTGAAGATCAGTCTGAAGAACAAGAAGGAGAAGACGAATGAATAAAAATATCAACAACATGATTGATTCTGTAATAAGTGGTAACAAAGAAGAATTTTCTTCTTCGTTTGCTTCGGAGATTCGGGATCGGATAGATTCAGATCTTATTAATAAAAGATTAAATATCTCAAAAAATATAATGAACACCGATAATCCAACTGATGATGTTCATATGGAAGAGGGAAAGAATGTATCTTCAGAATATACATTCAAGAACAGTAGAGATGCATCAACTTTTGTAAAAGCAGCAAACGAATCAGGAATCAGAAAACAAAATATTACAGTTAAGAACAAAACAGTAAAAGTATTGAACGTGGATCCTAATATGATGGAAATACTAGATTTTCTGGCAAAAGACATGAAAGCCATAAGGAAATAAAAAACAAAAGGAAACACTAAATGAATATTACTCAATCTATACAGGAAGCAATAACAGTCGAAAAGGTTATATTGTTTGAAGCAAAAAATGGTCATATTATACATATTAAACCGGAAGATGCACAAGATCTGGTTGCAATTCATGATAGTATGAATCAAGAAAATCAAATAAAAATGAGAAGCCTTTTAGAGCATTCTGAAGAAAAATTTAACAAAATTCTCTTATTTTGCCAAAGACAACTCAATGGAGGAAAATAATATGTCAACTGATAGTATAATTAAACACATAGTAGATGAAAATATTATCTCCGCAAAAAAAGAGACAGAAGCACTTCTTTATAGTAAATTAAACGACTCTCTTGAATATTATAAAAATAGTATTATTTCTGATACATATGCAGATGCAATTGGACTTGCAAGTGTGTCTGAGAAAAAGAAAACAGATGACGAAGATGACGGAGATGGTCTGGATCCTGTTGGCGCAGAAGACAGTGATGTTGATAACGATGGCGACAGCGATGAATCAGATGACTATCTAAACAACAGACGCAAGACTGTTGGTAAAGCCATTAAGAAGAAGAAAAATGGTGATGACGAAGACGAAGAATTAGATGAAAGTAGGGCAGGAGATCTTCTACGGAATGTTGGACGGGGTATAAAGAAGGCTGCAATTGCTGTTTCGGATCCGAATTTGATCGGTAAGTTGGCTACTAGCGTCCTCGCCCCTGTGGCGCAAGCACAAATGGATGCCGCCCAGAGAAAGCGGGAAGAACATCAGGCATCACCCGCGTACAAGAAAAAGCGGAAGGCAGCCCTTGAGGCTGCGAGAGAGCGAAGAACAGGTAATCGCACATGAAACTAATAACAGAAATGACCGAAAATGTTCACTACCTTATAGAAGAGGATTCTGAAGGTAAGAAGAATCACTTCATTCATGGTGTGTTTATGCAAGCAGAGCAGAAGAACCGAAATGGTCGCGTCTATCCTCTTGGAATTCTAGAAAATGAAGTCGGTAGATACAGTAAAGACTTTGTTACAAAGAACCGTGCAATGGGCGAACTAAACCACCCCCAAGGACCAACCGTGAATCTTGATCGTGTTTCCCATATGATTAAAAATCTCAAGGTTGAAGGTAATGATGTTGTAGGTAAAGCAAAATTACTTGATACTCCAATGGGAAACATCGCAAAGAATTTAGTAACTGAAGGCGCACAACTTGGTGTGTCTTCTCGGGGTATGGGTTCTTTAGAAGAGAGAAATGGTATTAATTACGTCAAAGATGATTTTATGCTATCCGCAGTAGACATTGTTGCCGATCCATCTGCTCCTGGTGCGTTTGTAAACGGTATCATGGAAGGTAAAGAATGGATTTGGGACAACGGTGTTATCAAAGAACAGGTGATAGATGGTTACCATAAAATGATACAGCAAGCATCAAAACGAGAGTTAGAAGAAAAAGCACTCTATTCGTGGAGAGACTTTCTTTCAAAACTTTAAAATGTATAAATAATGATACTGAAATATGATACCTATACACCATATTAGAGGAGTTACATATGTCTGATAATTATAACGAAGATAATTTAGTGATGGAGTCTAGATCAGAAACTCCGACATTAGACACAAAGTCTGAAGAAGATCCAAAACTATATCAAGATGCTGAAGGGAAGCATGCCAAGATTGATACTGATAAGGGCACAGAAGGTAAAGATAAGAAAAATAAGGCTTCTATTGCCGGTAAGGTACGTGGTCCTGCTTCTTTTGAAAAACCAGTTCCTAGTGGCACATCGCAAGAACGAATGGAAGATCATCTTTCTGCTCTTTTTGATGGTGAAGATCTTTCGGAAGATTTTCAAAATAAAGCAGTTACAATTTTTGAAGCAGCGATCAATGATCGTGTTTCTGATATAGAAAACAATCTCGTTGAACAGTATCAGGATATATTGGCAGAAAATATTGCTGCTATCTCTGAAGATATGTCAGAAAAACTTGATGATTATTTGAGTTATGTTGTAGAGCAATGGGTAGAAGAAAATAAACTAGAAATTGAAAACGGTATTCGCACAGAAGTTGCTGAAAATTTCATCTCTGGACTGAAAGTTTTGTTTGAAAATTCCTACATTGATATACCAGAAGAAAAATATGATATGGTTGCCGAATTAGGAAACAGTCAATTAAATTTAGAGAATGAACTAAATGAAGCACTTCAAGCAAACATTGAATTACAATCAAAATTAACAAATCAACGTTGCGGTGAGATCTTCGTAGAAGAGTCTTATGGATTAACTGATATAGAAGTTGAAAAATTACAAAGTCTAACAGAAGGCATTGAATATGAAACAATAGATCAGTATAGAGAAAAGGTAACGATCCTTAGAGATAGTTACTTCAGCGACGAACCAGTTCTAGTAGAAGACAATGACGTTGATGAAGAAAGAGTAAGTCGTAACAATAATACTGTACCTATGAATAACTACTTAAATGCAATTTCTAGGCACACTAAAGCAAACAAGGTTTCTTAACTGAAACGTTTTTATACATAAAGAAACATAAACTACGAGTTTTAAGGAGATTCTAATTATGGATTTTAACACAAATCAAACACCATACGATACGCTTGTTGAAAAATGGGCACCCGTATTAAATCATCAAGATCTCCCAGAGATCCAAGATAATTACAAAACAAAGGTAACTGCTTGTCTTTTGGAGAACCAAGAGCGTGCATTGCGAGAGCAACATCTCCATGAAGTAACCAATGCCATGGGCGCAGGTGGCTTCAGTGTTTCTGCTGCCGCCGATAACGCTTCTAATAATGCACTTGCTGGATATGATCCAGTATTGATTAGCCTTGTTCGTCGTTCAATGCCTAACCTCATGGCATACGATCTTGCTGGCGTGCAACCAATGAGCGCACCTACAGGTCTTATCTTCGCTATGCGTGCAAGATATGACAACCAGAGTGGCGCAGAGGCTCTCTATCAAGAAGCATTTTCTAAGTTCTCTGGTGCTGGTGCAACAGCAACTGGTGCTGCATTCAGTTCAACCGGTGGTATTGATCCTACTGGTAGCCCATCGCTTGATGGTTTCCGTGCAATGCTTACCGCAACTGCTGAAGGTTTATCTAACAGTGGTGACATCTTCAAGGAGATGGCATTCACCATTGAACGAGTTGCCGTGGAAGCGAAGACTCGGGCCCTCAAGGCTGAATACACGACAGAACTCGCTCAGGATCTCAAGGCTGTTCATGGTCTTGATGCTGAGACAGAACTTGCTAATATTCTTTCTAGCGAAATTCTTGCTGAAATTAACCGTGAGATGATTCGTAGCATTTATACTAGTGCAAAAAATGGTGCCCAGCATACTGATTTGACAACTGCTGGTACTTATGACCTCAACACTGACTCTGATGGTCG